CAATCTCCAGATTAGCTACGACAGTTGCGGCTGTACGGGCACCTGCGGTAGAACTGGAAGATTTTGCACGGTAGTTAATCTGGCGATTGGCTAGTTCCGTTCCGGCTTCAGCCGCGCTCATCCCGGTCTCCTTCATAATCTGCGCAATCCCATCATTCCGAGCTTCTATGCGCTTCATAACTGCAGAGCGGCCAAAGCCTGGAACAACCTGCGTCAGCGGCGCACCTTGGGCTACCATAGCTGCCGCAGAGTCTTTCTCAGTCTGAGAGGTCGCACCACCAGTTAAAAGCCCCATAGTCATCTTATGAAGTTCCAGCCCTTCCCGGCGCAAAGCAGCATTGTTACGCGCAGTCTCCAGTCGTATGGCCTCATTCTCACGATGGCTTCTTGCAGCTTCCTCACGTTGCAACCTCTTATCCTCTTCTGCCGCCAGCAACTTAAGCTGGTCAGAGGCTTTCATACCCCTGCGTGTCTGCGCCTCTACAAATGCCGGCAGTGCAGGATCGCCGGGCAGCGGCATTTTGGAAATATCCCCCCCACTGCGAGCAATAGCCGCAGAGAGTTGTCCGTAGTTCTCCGCAGATGGAGCAGTCTTGAAGGCAAGAGCGGCCTGTGCAAGGTCTTCAGTGGTTTTCGTCTGCTTTTGTACCGCAGCTTCCCGGACCTCTTTCCCCTGCTTTGTGTAAGCCTCAGCCTGTTGCCGCCATGAGGCAGCGCCTTGCAAATCTCCCGCAGCTTCCAGCCTTGCGGCAGCCTTCATGGCAAAGTCTGCCTTTTGCACTGGAGCTTCCACGTCATCCTTAATACCAGCGAGTTCCGCTTGAGCTACCTGGGAGACTTTTGCTCGCACGTCAGCAAGTTGCGCCTGCTGCGCAAGCTGTGCCTTTGCCGTGAGCACTTGTTGCTGTTTCAGCTCCGTATCCGCTTGAGCACGTGCTTGCTGCTGCCCATAGATTATATCATATCCGGCTTGCAGACCAAGATTATGGAAGAATCCACTCATTGTCAGAACTCCCTATCAGTCGAAGGTGTAACCAGCAAAGGCATTGAGGTCAGTACCACCGGAAAGCACAGGTTGAGAATTGAACTGGTAGCCAGCCGGAGTTACAGGGAAGGCTTGCCCAGAGGCTGGAGTGATGCTATTGTCGCTTGAGGTCATGTAGCTGTTAAGCCAATTTCCCGCAGCACCCCCAATAGCATTCCCCAATGCGCTCGCAGCTTGCTGTTGCTGCGAGTTTTGACTCGCCTGCAGCTGCCCGGCTATGCCAGGACTCCCAGAAAGAGCTCCTGACAACTGCGCCAGCCGAGAATACTGATTCCCATAGGCAGACTGCTGACGGTTGAACTCATTAGCAAACTCCTGCGAGGCTTGTCCTTGGCCATATTGCTGTAATTGGGCCATTTCATTCCCACTGGCAATTTGGCCTGTCTGCGCCAGTCCTCGCTGGAGGGTGTCCATTCCTTGTTGCAGTCGCCAAGCGTAACTTGGGTCAGAGGTTCGGAAATTGTACCAAGGTTGCAGCATCGCAGCGGAGGGGTCGCCCGAGTTCATCAAAGAGGCAAGCTGCGGCTGGTACTGAGCACGCTGCCCCGCGAATGGGTCAGCGGCAGCAGCAGCTGACCCGGCCCCAGAGCTAGGAGAATCAGGTGCAAAGATGGAACTAACAATCGGCGCTGCAACAGCACCAAGAATGGCACCGAACATACTAAAGTCCTCCAGTAAGAGAAATGGGAACGGCCAGCATAATGGATGATAGTATGTTTTTCATACTACTCCCCCAACTTCAGTGATAAGTTGCTGAACTACGGCTGGATTAACGCTGAGTACCCCGAATTGAGGTTGAATTAGCATCTGGCGAAGTTGCGCATGACGCTCAAAATCGACTTCGCCCAAGCCCAAAGCATTACAAATACGATCAGGGCTTTCAAACAGTTCTAGCCAATCACAATGAAAGCCGTTGAGCTTGGCCAAAGCATTGAAACTGGATAGTGGTAATGCAGGAAGCCCGAGCCGCTCCAGTGAAGAATTCACTTCAATAGGGGATCGGTGAAGAATTACCTTCTTGGCTGGATGCGCATTTACCCACTCTGGAAAATTGTACAGCCCAGTGCAGGAGACGCCCAAACGTTTCTTGCTGGTAAGGGAATCCAGATCTCTGTAGTGATGCGTGAACAGTGGATCATGCAGGCACAGAGTCGTGTCAGTTGTAAGCCAATTCGCTGCCCACGTTGTTCCGCTCCTAGGGGCTGCGATGAGCATAAACTCAACCATTCTCAGCGAACCCTCATACCAGGAGTAAATCGTACTGACACCTGCTCCTGCAGCGATGCTGCGTAGTTTTCCCGCAAATGCGAGGCCCGTGCGGCAATCTCCTGCCTCATGCTTGCCGGGGTCTGATATTCCAGTGCTACCTCATCTGCCAGACACCACTTGAGCAGTCGAAAAGCCTCTTGCGGGAAGTCAGGAGTGTCAGTAGCAAGATTGAAGTCTTGGAGTTGTCGCTGAATCACTACGTGCAAGGTGTGCGTATCGTCAGCGGGGACATTGTACACATACAACATCCCTGCCCCAAGTTGCGGGTCGTAGTAGACCTGGTTAGGCACGCCTGGTTGGAGCTTATTCCCTAACCTGTCGTAGTCGTATCGGGAGTTGACAGTAAGCTGAGTGTCATTCCCTACGGCGTCCCGTATGTAACAGTCCAGAACTCTCAATGGGAGGGTAGTACCACTGGCTGCGGAGAGGTCATACGCCGCGACTCCAGTAAGGAGTGGAACTGGTACGTCCACCACGCACCACAGTGGGAGTTCATTCCGTGCCAAGTCCTTCACCAGCAGGTTCAGGGCCACCGCACAAGTCGTAATGTCCTCTTGAGGGATACTTTCACTGGGGTCATACGCCCCCACAAGCCGTAAGGCCCCTGCGATGATATCATCCCTGGTCATTGTGAAGCCGTAAGTGCCGCTGGTAGCCATTACTTACCCTTGGCCCCAGAGGCGTTTTTGGAGCTGGAAGCCACCTTGGCGTTCATCTGCTTTGCCATAGCCTGCATGGATGCTACAACAGTTTTTCCCGACGGAGCCACTGTGACCTTCGATGGGGTTTTGCGCTTTGGTTTTGCTGCCATGTGGCCTCCAGTTTACTACGATTGTGTCTTGCGAAGTTCCAGTACCACAGAGTAGGAAAGGATTGCCCCTGTTGTCCATCCTTGGGTAGACATCAGGATTTTCCCCGTTTTCCCTGCGCCTGCGTTGGAGGGTAATCCCCCTGTGCGCCTATACTCCATATGCCCACGACCAGTAAGTTCTTCAATACTCACTGGAACAGTAGCGTCCCAGAACAGTAGCACTGCCAGAGTATCCTCCACGTTATACACAATCCGGTCGATGGTAAAGCCAGCAGCTTTCACGGCAAGAGTGTTATCTATGCCACAAAGAGTTGCTGGATCTACTACAACAGTCTGTGCTACGTCAGAAGTATCCAGCACCCCTTCGAGCTTGACGACAGCATTGCGCGGCCCATCAAGCATCAGTTGAATTGAGGTAGCGTTAGCCATGACTGTTAGCGCTCACGCACTGCGACAATGTAGTCGGTAGTGAGAGTTTTGGCCGCTGCCGCACCATTCTGCAGCCCAAAGGAGGGAGTGAGAAGGGCTGTAGTGAGGGAAGGGGCCATGATAGAGGCTACAGGGCCGCGGAACTGACCAGAAGCGATAGCATTTGCGCCAGTCGATGGGTTGAAGAACGCAAAGATATTCCCCTGTGGGTCTACTTCAAAGCCCAGTTCAAATTGCACATTATTGACGGCCACGCAGGCAGCCGGGAGAGTCACGCTAGTGATAACCCCACCAATAACTGACTTTAGTACAAAGCCAGTCTGCGCCGCTGCTTTCAGGAACCAAATGCCATCAGTAGCATCGAGAGGCGTGGAGTCAATATCCTGCAGGCCGGCAATGAACGTAGAAGCAGTAGCATCAGAGAGCGCGCCAGCGAACTTGAAGAAGGTGCGTTTGCCATTGGTGAGCTTGAAGGTGGCCGTCGTAAGCTGCAGGAAGGAAGAGTCCGTTGCGCCTGTGCTGGTTGTGGTGAGCAGTGCTCCGCCATCAGCCGAAGTAAGCGCGTTCGTGGGAGCGCCGACAAGAGTAATTGTCCAGTCAGCTGCTGTGTAAGTGATAAAATCATTGGCGTACAGCTGTGCCCAAGTGGGATCAGGGGCGCCAAAATTGCCAAGGGCCTGCCAAGGAGCTGCATTGGTCAGGCCATTGGGGCTTCGGGTGGTCAGTGATTGCATAGGTCAGTCCTCAAGGTGAAATTTGCGCGGATTACGATGGAGTAATCCGCGCAAATAATTGCATCAAGTCATCCAAACTGGTTAGGCGGCATTGCTACCATACAGGCCACGAGGATTAACCCAGATGAACGTATAGCGTTCATACGCGCCAACCTTGAAGTTGCGAGTGTCAGCATCGTTATCTTCCCAGATACCGAGAGCTTCACGTTCCTGATGGATCAAGCCCTCTGCCGCATTGGTAGTGATGAACCACGGGCCAGTGCCGGTGAGGTACGGATTGCTGACAATACCACCGCGCAACAGCCCCTGGGTGTTGATGGGGTTAATGTCGTTGTTATTACTGCCAACCTGCTTCGGAGTACCGAGGATGCGTTCAGCGTTGAAGTAGTTGTTCGGGTGAACAACCAATTTATCCCCCATCAGCGGCTCGATGTACCCACGGTCATTCTTGGCCTGCATCATGAGGATCAGCATGTCCTCGATGGCCGCCTGCGACAACTGCGAGTCCACAGACAGCTTGTTAGCCCAAGTGCCAGAGGAGAAGTTCGGGTGAGCGGTGTTCAGCAAGCTCACACCATCGCCGCCTTTGTAACTGGCATTGAACGCGCGATTGAAGATGTTGGTCGCATTGATGTTTTTGGTCTCTGCAAATGCACGGCGCAGAGCCTCCACACGGCCTTTGGCCAACTTCACATAGAGGTTATCCTGCAGTTCCTCGTAAGTGACAATAATGCCCAGGCCAAATGCCACGTTAGTGCCGCGAACCACAAAGCCTTGCTGCATCCCATCGAAGGAGATTGGAGCACCTTCT